TGGCTGGATCTATCTGCCCGCAGCTATCGAATACACAGTTGGTTATCGACTGTCCCGCTTTGAAATAGGCAGCATCGGCAAATCCAATAGAGCAGCCTATCATTGTCAGCGCATTCAGGTTCGCGTCGCTGGCATCCAGAGTGAACGTCTGGTTATATGCCTTGAGCGCAAACCCACCCAAGCTGACATTGCAACCGCTTCCCTGGAACAGCATCTTGTACAGGGTAGACGGAACGCTCACATCAGCGAAGGTAGCCGCTGACTTGTCCTCTTTGTAATAGGTAGTAGTCGCGCCATTACCAATGTTCACTTCCCCGAATAGCGCAATCTCGCCGGTCACTGGGTTCTCTTCTACGATGCCATACCCATTCGCCTTGTCCTCAAGAGCAACGTCTTTCAATGAGATGTAGTTGCCGGACGTAAAGGCTGTTCCGCCAGTTGCGGTGATGCCAGCCCCATAACGAGCGTAATCAATCCATGTGTTTGTAAGGTTCTTTGGCGACGAGACAGTTGTGATCTCAGTACCGATTTCTTCAACGTCGGTTTTGTCGAATGAACCGGAGTCGGGTGTGCTGTCCATATCAACAACAATGTTTATCCACCCGCCAAAGTAAGTATCGCTACCGGCAATCAGCCAGTAAGCCGTGTTAGATGACCCGTCCTTTGCGTAGAACCTTAATCCGCCATTGGCCTTGATGTCCATGTTTGGAAAGGTAATAGATGCATACCACAACCGGCAAGTCTGCCCCGTCAGGTCAACCGACGTGAATGAAACGCCGGATACCTTATTGGTTGTGACCGTGAATCCAAGCGAGTTGTTGCCCTGCTTTTTGATCTCGCCTTCAAGAACAGGCTTATTACCCTCCGCTCCCGTTACGGATTCGCAGTCATGTAGCGTTTGAATATCCGTTGTAAGCGTTGGCGTTGCCATTATTTACCCTTGCGCTTGCTTGTCTTCTTTGTCTCAACGATGCGATTCTTGTCGTCACGCTCAATCATTGTCTCAGTCTCAACAACCTCATCTGGCGACTGAACGCCAACAGCCACGCTCATCTCTACCGGAACCTTTGGCACGTTCACGGTTTGCTTCTCATACACCTTCACCTCTGCCGGCTTAACATCCACATCAACTTTAACGTCCGCCGGCTTCTGTTCTGGCACATCAAGATAAGTGAATACCTGTGCCGGTTTTACTAAATTCTTGACCGCGTTTATCGTCTTCAGCATAACAGATTCGGCGTCGGGCATTTGGGTAAGCGCAGCGGTAGCGTCCTTGAGCGTCTGGATTGCAAGATCCTTCTCCTCCTGGTCTGATTCCGAATCGTCTACTTCCTCGTTATCTTCGTTGGGCGTTTCTTCGTCGCCCCCCTCGAGCATTGTGGCCTGCATTTCTGCCATCGCCTCTTTGCTCGCAGCCTCCTCGTACCAGGCCTCTAACACATCAAGCGCGGTCATCGCCTCCTTGAGGAGCTTGCGATTGCGGTGTATGGTGATCTTGCCCAGCGCTTCAATAAACTCCGTTCGCTTGTCAGAGATTATGCCCCTCATTATCTCGGCATCGTTCGCCTCAATGTTCAGCGGATCCGGCACACCAAGCTCAAGCATCGCCCCATGTTCTGGTGAATGAAATAGTGACAGTGCCGTGGCGCCATCGGGCAGCCTGCCCGACCTGAGCTCAATGTCCTCAAACTGTGCCTGCGTCAAATCGCCATCTGCAAACATCTGTTCGCGCACAATCCGTTCGTCAACCGACTCGTTCGTAAGATCAACGGTGTGCCTGTCAGAGCGTATCTTCTTGATCTCTGCAACCTGCTTGTCCTGCGCGTCATCCTGGAAGTCGAACTCCAGCTCCATATAAGGCGGAAGGAACTTGTTTGAGAACTCGCGCTCTGATATATCAAGCAACTGCCCAATGCCCTTGCCCCTCGACTTCAAGTGCTGAACAAGCGCGTCTGCTTTTGTCGCCCCAACTCCCTGTGCAGGGAACAACTCTCGAGCATCAACGCCGAATGCAAGCGCAATCGTAGCCATGCCAAGCGTTACTGAAGTCTGCTCGTCAAAGCCATCTGGCAGAGACGATAGGTCTATAACGTCAATACCTGCGTCGACAGCGGTGGAAGAGCCTACCAGGACAAACTTTGAATACCGGCTCAATATCTCGTTGTCCATCGTCTCGTTTGCGAGCTTGAACGCGGCGGAAATATTCTCTGGATCCAGCCCGCCTTTGGCAACCATAATGCCGCGCTGAGGGCGTGAGCCCAGCTTCTCCTGCTTGTAAACCAGGATGTCAAGTAAATGCTGCGCCGTATTGATACATCTTGATACACCGCAGAATCCAACATCGTGCATCTCTTCCATTGGCGATGGCATGAGAGATGCCAACGCAACTCTGGTGTGATGCAGTTTGTACTTGCCTTCCTTGTCCTGATAAATAACAGGAAACTCCGGATCGCTTGTGCGAACGCATCTTCCGCTATCAAGATTTGCCATGCTAAGGGGAACGCCCATCAGTGGGCCATCGGGCTCACCCGGGCCAATGATCTCAGCAAACGCACCGTTGTCCTGAGTGAGTAAGTCTTCTATCCACTTGCCGAAGAACGTACCCCAGCCCTTGCCGAATTCGCTGCCGTCTCTCAATATCTCTTGAAACTTCTCAGACTGTTTTACGTGCGCTTCAATTGAATTGTCTTTTGCAACCACCCTAAAAGGAATAGTCGTCATGCGACTCTCGAGCGTGTAGATAGCACCCGATAGATAGTCAACGCTTTTCCAGAAGCTACGCAATTCAATATCGCGCCTCTTTGACCACCAGGGAGGGACTAAATCATTGGCGCTTGACAGCCACATGAGCAGGCCACTGCCGAATTCTACGTCATCCTTGACCCGCGACTGAATTGATGCTTCTATTGAAGGGACTATTTCTTGCTTTGCCATTAGATAAGCCTCATAACTTTGATTGGCACTTCACCGTCGACATGCATAACTGCATACCGAACAGCATCCATGCCGTGATCGTTTTCTTTCACGGGCTCTTCTTTCGTCTTCTTGTTAGACCACACGTAATCAGCGAACTCTTGCTCAGTGCACCAGGGCTTCTTTGCGTCTACAAGAGACTGGTCAATCTCAATGATGCTGTCTCTTAAGAAGTATATACGAGGTTTGCCATCTTCGGCAACGGCCAATCTTTCTTGAACACGATCGATGCCAACCGACACCGCCTTTTTCGCCTGTATATTTGGTATCCCGTTCTCCACAAGAGTCGCTCGATCTTCAGCGTCGTGATCGCACACAGTGATCTTGGTCTTCTCGTATTTGTTGATTGTCTCAGAGTGCTTCTTCACCGTCCTCTGAGTATGGTAGATTTCACGGCACATATACATCCTGCCGTCGTGGTCAACGGCCCACCACTGACAGACGAATGGATTCGTAAAGCCGAAGTCTATAACCTTGAACTTTCGCCAGTCCTCCTGCACCTGCACTTCGTCTCTATCTATGAGGTGTATCTTGGGGTCGTAAGCCTCATAAACCATACCCTCAGACTGCACCCACTTGCCGTAGCGAAGGCGCTGCTTACGTGCTCCGGTGAGTCGGTCCAGGCGTGCAATGTAGTTGGTTCCCTCTTCTGTCCATTTATTCGTGTCGTGGCTATACAGCCGTGGGTTGTCCTCGTGTCGACTTTCAAGGAGCGCAGTCACCCCCTGATCACATCGCTGCTTTATCCAATGGCTAGGCGGTCCTGGGTTGGTGTCTGCTATCAACGCCTGAAAAGGAACAACGTTGTTTCTCAACCGCGTAGTCAGCGACTCCAGGTCGTCTTCTGTAATCTCGATCGCTTCCTGTACAAAGATAATATCATACTCAGTGGACATGATGCGCGTCGGATTGTCCAGTCCACCAATGATAATCTCGGATCCGTTCGGATACTGGTACATCTTGCGGAATTGCCTGCGTGCCCCACCGGCGATAATCGGGTGGTCTGGCCCAAGCACCCACCGCTCGTAGGTTTGCAACGCAGACTCAGTAAGACTTGCGCGTGTCTTGCGAATGATGAGTGCCCTTGCGCCATCATACTTCTGCATCAGGTAGTGGATCTTCTCAAGGCAGGCACGCGACTTCCCGGTTCCTGCAGGACCACTTATTAGCACTTCTTCGTTTTCGGTTTCGTAGAGATTGCGACATTCGCCGTAGGGAACGTAATCTGTTTTGTTGAGGCTCAATCTGCGCTTCGCTTCTGTCCAGGCTTCTTGAGCAAGCTGGTCAAGGGCGACGGGGTTAATCTGCACTCTGTACTTCCATAAACTGCTTTACGTACTCTTCAAATATCTTGGATGGTTCAACGTCGTGCTTTCGCAGCTCCTCCCGCCAGTCTACGAATTCAATCTTTTCTGTGAACATCGCGTGTGCCTTGCCTATCAGCTCGAGCGCACGCAGCTTGCTTTCGAATTCTATCTTGTTACCCCTCTTGAAAGACTTGATTGGATAACCCGCATTGGCAACCTTCTTCCAATCTATTGTTCCGTGTTCGTCGCAGAAATCGCCAAGGCTTGCCCGGGCGATGTTGGCAAGGCGCATCAGCACCTCGTCGCTGCCCATAGCAAGCGTCTTGTATCGTTCACTCAGGTAATCGCGTATCTTAGGGTTTCTTAGTAGGCGTGACGCATTGACAGCATGAATATTGTCGCTGGCGCCTTTGTAGCCTGCAAGCCTGGACGATAGCGTTCCGTTGTTCGTTTGGATATAGTGTTCGCAGAACATGGTTTGCTTCGGAGTAAGGATAACCATGTCCCTATCATAGCACAAATCCCCAACCGAAGTTAGGGACAGCGCTGGCAATAAGCACCCATAAGGCATTATGTCACATAGTACAAATCTCCTATACGGAATGGCGCGGTTTCTATCTATAATGAAGGCACAGTAAAGGAGAAGTGATGATGACACACGAAAAGGTGACTAAAGCGAAAGTGTCTCTCGCGCACGCGCAGAACATAGACCTCGGCAACCAACTGAGCGCCACGTTTGCGCTGCTGGCGGAAGCTCGCGATCTGCTTGTGATTACCGCGCTTGAATCGCCACTGCGCAAGAACATCATGGATCTGATTGAGAAAATCGACAAGTTCTATCCGAGAGGAGAATGACAATGGACGACCTGACACTAGAGCGACGGCTGAAAGCGAAGGACGAACTGATTGCTGAGTTGCTGGAGGCGTTAGCTGAAGCGCTATACACAATTTACGTTATGGAAGAGAATCTTACGCCCGCATGGAACAAGCAGTCTGATGCAACCAAACAGATTTGGCGAGACAAAGCAATCCGCAAACACAAAGGAGAATAGCATGTATCTTATCGAACTGATTTTAGGCTGGCTGCTGGCAAAGCGGAACGGGGGGGAGTACTTTATTATGAGAGGTGAGAGATGAGCACAACAATGAGTATTGATTTGGGCGCATTTTCTTTGGCTGGAAGAGCGGGGATGTTATATGCCCAAGAGAAGGCGGGGCAAAAGCTACATATTGTAAAGAAGGTAAACAATGGGCTAAGCCAGCCTCTTTGCTGGCGAAGAGTAAGTGCCTATCGCATATCTACGAATGTTCCATTTGGTATGTGTTGTAAGAATTGTGCAAGGAAACTGGCACAAATGGAGCACGTGTTATGAAACGCATACAATACTTGCAACGCCAGCTCACTGAAGCATGGCGCGATCTCGAAGACATGCGCGAAGCCCGTGACGTTGCCCGCGCCGTCAGCCTGGAGCTTGCGGAGCAGAAGCATTACGTCACCGAGCAGTTGCGCCGCGTGTCACGGGAGCGCTTTGAAGAGCGCGAGCTGAGGCTGG